AATGAGACTCATTTATGTCAATGAAATAGGGACAGACTATAAGGGTCAAAAACAATATGAATTCATATTTAGTTTTTCTGATGAAATTGATATGGATGTTTGGTTTGACGTTCCCGCTTCTTCGACATATACATCTAAATCACCAAATGTCGAATATATTGACCAAGTTGGTTTATTAAAAGATACAGATATTGTTTTTGAATTAATACAAAATTCTGATTATTTTGGTATTATCGATGCTGTCGATGGTATTGTTGCAATGGCATGGGAGAAATCAAATTTTGATTCCGATACGGAAAGATTATTTTTTAGGTTTGGAGAAACCTATGAAGTTATTGTAAATAAATTAAAACAAAGAGGAATAAAATTGGAAAATAAAAAATTAAAATATAATGAATAGAAAAGTAATAATTGAAAAACTGTTAAAAGAAGGTTTTTCAGAAAAAACACTTGTCAGTTTTAATGATAAACAACTTGCTTTATTATCTACTACGATATTAAAAGAAGAAGATGTAATGATATCAAAAAAAGACCCTCAATTTCAACAAAAAGTTGCGATTGCAAAAAAGGGAAACAAAACCATCGAAACATATGAATCAAAACATGAAGATGTTAATGAAAAATGGGATGGTGATGTTAAAATTAAAAAAACTGACGAACACGCGGATAAAACAGTAAAAGAGTTAAAAACCGAACTTAATAAGTTAAAAGAAAAAAGTAAAAAATATCAAGACGAGGGTAAAAAAGTACCAAAAAAGATAATAGACCAAGAATCGGAATTAAAATTTGCGATTAGAGCAAAACAAGGATGGAAAGAAAAGATAAATGAAAATAATCATGAAATTGAAGAATGGGTATTAGATTTAGCGGAATCGAAGTATACTCACTTTACATCTAAAAATGATATCATGAAAATCATAAATGAAAAAATGGAAACGTTTCAACCAATGCCAATTTCAAAAGCAAAAAAAGGTCACAATGATGTACCAGAATTTATGACATATGATGCAATTGTTGGAAATCAACCATCTCCCGCACCTAATCCTTCTCAACCTGATGTTATTCCCGATACACCAACAAAACCAGAAGAAAGACCAAGACCAAAAACACCATATCAACCAGGTCCCGGTGTAAACCCTAAACCTAAAGCGTTATTTGAAAAAGAAAAAGAAGCACCTGTAAAACCAAAAACACCGGTAAAACCAAAAGAAAAACCAAAAACACCATATCAACCAGGTCCCGGTGTAAACCCTAAACCTAAAGCGTTATTTGAAAAAGAAAAAGAAACACCTGTAAAACCAAAAACCCCAAAAATGTAAATAATTATGAAAATTAAGTTTTATAAAAAAGATTTGTTGCGTATATTAAATGAAAATTTATACGAAATGCCAATGGATTTTGATACAGAAGATAGACCTTATCAAGGAGTACAAGATAAATTATCTCAAGGTGACACTCCGTTAAAAAAAATTCCATTTCCTAAAACGGGTAATGAACCAAATAAAAATTTTCAAGAATTACTGGCTTCTGAAAGATATAGAAATGTAGTTGCTAAAGTTAGAGAATATACGGGGATTCAAACTCCATTAAGAGGTCAAAATGTTGGGTCACTGACTCAAATGATGATGTCAGCACATAATAATATTGTTAGAACCGAATCTCAACATAGAGAGGCGTTAGAAAGATTAGCTGTTGAGTTGGTTATGAAAGAAATGGGAATACCTGAAGGTGCATTACAATTTGATGTTAAAATTGTTGGAATAGGTGAAATAAATGCCCAAGATTTTAATCGTGAAATGCAACAACAACCAAATATTGACCCAGTTGATATTGAAAAAGATTTGATGACTGATTTGGAATCAATAACAATGGAAAAAGCAAAAAGAAGGTTAATTAATAACATGATACAAGGGGCGTCGAAAAGAGGTCACTACATGTATCATTATGTTGCAGATAAGATTAGAGAAATTACTGGTTCAGACAACATTATTAATCAATATGGTATTCTTATGTCAATTAATGATACTTTGTATTGGCAAATGAGCGATGATTTCATGAAACAGATGATGGGGAGACCTGATGGTGGAGGGATGGTCGCGGGTAAAGAAGAAGTAAAAAGAGAAACCGACCCGCCAACAATAGTTGCTAGAGGTATAAACTTTCCGGTTATTGTTCATGAATTAATTAAAGGTACTTTGGAATTATTCGCAATTCAAGGAAGACCAACAGATGATGAAGGTAATGAGGACATTGAATCTTGGTCTGAAATTGAATCTTCTGAAGATACATTAGAAAAAGAAATATGGGATTTGCGATTAGGTCCATCAATTTGGGATAGAGTTAGAAATCAATTTCCTGAAGACATTTTAAATGATGAAAATAAGGTAGAATTACAAAACTATTTGTTAACTTCAATTTTTAAATTACCTGCTAAACCATTTTTAGTGTTCATGAAAGAAGTTCTTTCAGGTTCTGAAAATGGTAAACGTTTAATGAATGAATTAATGAATGGAATTGACCAAATGTTTAAAGACGAAAATTATCAAGACGCAATTGATTCATTTAATGATGATTTAAATGATGTTACAGATAACACTGATGATGATGATTTAGAAGATTTTTTAAGTGGTTTGGGAATTAAATTGTCAGACGATTAATTAAAGACAAATAAAGAAAACAATAAAAGGGGTTTTATACCCCTTTTTTTATATTTATGATTATGAATAATCAAAAAATAGAACAATTAAAAGAATATGCTAAAATTATTAAAGATACTCCGTATGCTTTAAAAACATATTTACAAACTTATGATAATACACAAAAAAGGTTTGTTCCCTTAGAATTATTTTCTGACCAAGTACAATTATTAAATGACTACGAAAAGTATAATGAAAATATAACAAGAAAATATCGTCAAGCGGGTGTGACCACGGTAACTGCGGCATGGGTTTCCAAACGTTTACAAACAGCAAAAAAAGACAACCCCGATAGGGTGTTAATTATTGCAAACAAAAAAGATACCGCAGTTGAAATGGCCAATAAAATTAGAGGATTTATTGAACAATGGCCTGATTGGATTAATGTTGGTTTTTCACCAGACAAAAATTCAGAAAGTAGATTTAGATTAAACAACGGATGTGAGGTTAAAGCCGTTGCAACATCTGCGGATGCGTTAAGAGGTTATACCCCAACAATATTAATTTTTGACGAGGCGGCATACATCGAAGCCGGTGAAGATTTTTGGGCAGCATCTATGGCATCTCTTTCAACTGGTGGTAAGATTATACTCATTTCAACACCTAATGGTTATGATGCAATATACTATGGTGTCTATGACCAATCTATCAGGGGTTACAATGATTTCCATATTACTGATTTAAGATGGTTTAAAGACCCAAGATATACAAAAGATTTGAGATGGGTTAAATGTAATGACATTGTTCATTACATGACAAATAGAGGTTTATATGATGACAATGAAGTCGTAATGAATGATTTCGATATTGATAACTATAATGAATATTTGGAACAAGGGTATAAACCATTTTCAAGTTGGTTTGAAGGAATGTCCAAAAAATTTAAATTTGATAGAAGGAAAATTGCCCAAGAATTAGAGTGTGATTTTTTAGGTTCAGGTGATGGTGTTATACCAAGTGATGTTCAAGAAAACATCATAAAAAATATGATAAGAGAACCTAAAGAAAAATACATGCAAGGTACTCTTTGGCAATGGACAGAACCTGTTCAAGGTCACAGATACATCGCCGCTGTTGATGTTAGTAGAGGTGATAGTGAAGATTTTTCTTCAATTAATATTATTGATTTTGATGAAAGAGAACAAGTCCTTGAATATGTTGGAAAAATACCACCCGATGACTTAGCCACCATTGTTTACAAATGGGCAACTTTGTATGAAGCTTATGTTGTTATTGATATAACGGGGGGAATGGGGGTTGCAACATCAAGAAAATTACAAGAATTAAACTATAAAAATTTATATATTGATGGGATGAATACCAATAATATTTGGGAATATAATAAAAAAATAATGGATAAAATTCCCGGTATTAATTTCAATAATAAAAGAACTCAAATAATTGCCGCTTTTGAAGAACATTTAAGAAAAGGTTTTCAAGTCAGGTCAACAAGACTAATGAATGAATTAAACACTTTTGTGTATATTAACGGTAGGGCGGACCATATGAAAGGGGCACATGACGACTCGATTATTAGTATGTCAATGGCGATATATGTTGGGGACACATGTTTTAATCAACTACTGAAAAACGAAAACGCAAATAAAGCAATGTTAGAATCTTGGACGTTGTCTGAAAGAACATATGAACCTAATAAATCTTTTTATTCTTACGGTACGGCATTTGACCAAATTGGTTCAATGACTTCGAGTGGAGAATTGATTAACTCTCCTTATCAAAATAACGCAACAAAGGAGCACTATAAACAATATTCTTGGTTATTTGGTAAAAAGCGTTAATCGTACATTATCAAATAATTTTTGTTTATATTATTTTTAACTATTTATATATATGGCTGATAATTTAACAGTATTTCAAAGATTAACAAAAGTATTTGGATTTCCAGGTAAGGTGACACCCGAACAATCACCTTCTTTTAATTTTGATAAAGAACAAATTTTAAAAACAAGTAGTAGGGAAGAATATGAAAAAGCAATGTTGCAGGCTCAACAAAGTCAATATATTGCCGATAAGTTTTCTAAACTTGACCAATCACTCTATAATCAATCCGTTTATTATGAACCAAACAGATTGTCAATGTATTATGATGTTGAGTCAATGGAATTCACACCGGAAATTTCCGCAGCTTTAGATATCTATGCTGAAGAATCGACAACATTATCTGAAAAAGGAGATTTATTAACAATTTTTTCAGAATCTGAAAGAGTTAAATCGGTTTTACAAGATTTATTTGTCAACAAATTAGATTTAAATACTAATTTACAAATGTGGGCTAGAGGTATGTGTAAATATGGGGATAATTTTGTTTACATAAAAGTTCATCCAGAACATGGTATAATTGGATGTCAACAATTACCAAATATTGAAATAGAGAGATTAGAGGGTAAAGAAAGTAAGACCCCTAATCAAATGGATACAATGCAAATGCCAACTAGAGAACTTAGATTTCAATGGAAAAATAAAGAAATGGAATTTCAATCTTGGGAGATTGCCCATTTTAGACTTTTAGGTGATGATAGAAAACTTCCATATGGTACCAGTATGTTGGATAAAATTAGAAGAATATGGAAACAATTATTATTGGCTGAAGATGCGATGTTAATTTATAGAACAACTAGAGCACCTGAAAGAAGAGTATTTAAAGTTTTTGTTGGTAATATGGATGATAAAGACATTGAACCATATGTACAAAGAGTTGCCAATAAATTTAAACGAGACCAAGTAGTGGACTCAAGAAATGGTCAAGTCGATATGAGATATAATCAAATGGCGGTAGACCAAGACTATTTTATTCCTGTTCGTGATGCCGCACAAACCAATCCAATTGAGACGTTACCAGGTGCACAGAATTTAGGTGAAATTGCGGATATTGAATATATTCAGAAAAAAATGTTAGCGGCGTTAAGAATTCCAAAGGCGTTTTTAGGTTTTGAAGAAGTTGTTGGTGATGGTAAAACATTAGCGTTAATGGATATTAGGTTTGCAAGAACTATTAATAGAATTCAAAAATCTTTAATACATGAATTAAATAAAATTGCTTTAGTTCATTTATATCTTGTTGGATTAGAAGATGAATTAAATAATTTTTCATTGTCACTTACAAATCCATCAGCACAATCTGATTTATTAAGAATAGAACAATGGAAAGAAAAAATATTACTATATAAAGACGCAACATCAGACCAATCTCAAATTGGTATTTTACCAGTGTCACATACATGGGCGAAGAAAAATATTCTTGGAATGAGTGATAGTGAAGTTATGTTAGACTTACAACAACAAAGAATTGAAAGAGCAATCGGTTTTGAATTAACAAACACACAAAACGTAATTAAACGTTCAGGGGTATTTGATGAAGTTGATTCGAAATATGGTGTCCCTGAGTCTGAAAGACAAGAAGGGGGTGAATCACCAGAGGGGGGTGAAGTTGGAGGTATGGATATGGGAGCAACACCCCCACCAAGTCCGCCACCAACAGGTGGAGGTGAACAACCTTTAAGTGAAGATAAAAAAAATAGATTATTTAATATTTTAGGGGAATCTGAAAATTTAGAAGATTTATTTGATATTAATAAGGCCCAACAGAATATTTATGAAATAGAAAATAAATTAAAAGACATATTAAACCAATAATCAAATGAAAAATTTTGGAGAATTTAAATTAAAAATGTTAACAAAGTTAACCGAATCATATGCATCAAAAAATAAAGTAGAAATAAAAGATTTAGTAAAAAAACTAAAATCAAATAAATCTTTAGTGGAAATGTATATGTTTTATGAAAATGTAGAAAATCTTAATATCACAACTAAAGATAAAGCTAAATTATATGTGGAATCTATTGAACCCATTTTAATCGATAAAATGAAATCTTTGAAAAAGGATATGAAAGAGTTTGAAAAATCACTTAAAGATGTTGTTATAGAAAACAATTCAATTTACAGTGATTTAGATGTATTATCTGAAGAATCTAATATACATAACATATCGTCTAAAATTGATGCCAGAGAAAATTTAATATCTCATTTAAATTCGGAAAAG